TTACAGCTAAAAATCGTAGCAAGCACAGTATTAGCGTTAGGGATATTCGGAGGGGGGCTTTGGACCGGGAAACAGGTTTGGAAGCCCAAGATTGCCCAGGTGATTCCACAAGCCCAGATCAACCTAGCGGGAGGGGCTGTGATAGCCCCCGTAAGGGGGGATCCAGGGGCAAAGCCTCTGATTCCCCAGGTGCCAGCCGGGTACAAGGTGCTGAGGCAGGGGCAAGTATTCGTATCACCAGGGGCAACGGCAGAAACGAATGGGCAAAGCCCAAAGGGCGATCAAGCCAATGGGGCCAACCCCCCAGCTATACCGAAGATTGATTGGGAATTGCTAGGGGATCCGCAGGGGAATGAGAGGTTTGCCGTAGCCTCACCTGATGGCCAGATTGAGGCTGTAACCGATGTGGTGGTTTCTGGGCCACCATCGGCCCCGGTAATCCGTCCCAACGCTCTAGGGGCCTCCTGGGATCCAGCAAACGGCACCTATGGGGTTTGGTACAGCCGGGATTGGCATTTGATTAGAGCCGGGGTAGAGGTAGACCAAATCCGGGTTAGCGGAAATACCACGTTAGCGGCAACTGTAAAACTAGGAATTATCTTTTAGAGGTATAGCGTATGAACGTTTCACCTGATTGGAAACTGTCTGCCAATTTAACCGTTGCAACCTTTACTCATAGCAATAAGGCTATTGCCAATGGAATTGATAATTCCATGCCTGATGCATACTTAGAGTTTGCAACAGATTGGGCCACTAACATATATGAACCGCTTTTGCCGTTGCTGGGGGTATCGGTCCATATTGATTCCGGCTATCGGGATCCCAAGCTTAACCAGCTTGTTAAGGGGGTTTCAACCTCACAGCATTGCAACGGGCAAGCTGGGGATTGTGTGCCAGCTATGAATATCCTCAAAGCGTTTAAGGTGATTGTGAGCAGTGGCCTAGCCTGGGATCAGTGCATTTTTGAGGGATCCTGGATCCACCTAAGCTATCTAGCTGGAAAGAATAGGCATGAAATCTTAAAGCACAATGCAGACGGTAGCTATACCCATCTAACCAAGGATCAAGCTTTAGCTCTGGAGAATTAATTTATGATTTTGTATGACCGGAAGTGTGCCTCTTGTGAGGAAATCTGGGAACAATTTGAAAACCTCTATTGTGAGGAAGCTTGCAATTGCCCTATTTGTGGTGGGATTAAAACGGCAAATAGGCATGTTGCAACCAGCCATTTTGCAATCTATGGATACTCAGAAAGTAATGGGTATTCTTGATAAACCGCTCCCATTATGGTCTGCCATCGGACTAGGGCCATAATGCGTAGACCCAGAGAAACCGTTAATTTTCCTGGGTTCATCGGTTTTGAAAAATCCCTTTATGTAGGGGGTATGCGATGCATCCAGGGGAAAAGTATTCTATGGAAAATAACTTCAAAGTAACCATTAAGAGGGGCCAGCAAAGGAAAACCGCCATTATGGGTGGCTCTGGGGCATGGGAAATACTGGTATTCATGTATGAAACCGAGCTAGGCCGGAAGGCTACGGAAGATGAATTGCATAAGGTATTTGTAATCAAGGGCAAGGATACTTTGGAACATATTGAATACTACCAAGCCAGAGTAGGGGAAACCCTAATTACCGTTAGCACCCGCTAATTAACTAACAATAGGATGGAATTATGAGTAGCATAGCGTTAGCTGTCTTTGTGAATAATGGTTGGGTTGTGCTAGAGGATGGGTACCCAGTGCTAACCCTAGAGGGTAAGGCCCAAGTGATATTGAATCTCAGAGCCAGGGATAGGGAACGATCAAACCGGCACCTATATAGATGTTAAACGGGGGCCAGCAGTGGCCCCGTTTAAGTTATCGTTTGGAACCGAATAGTGTAGCATTACACTAGCTATAATGTGGCATTTTGCACTTATAGTGGTAAAGTGCAAGCGTAACTCTAGAGCAACGCTTTAAAGTAGCATTATCCTTATTCAGATCATAGACGTAAAGCTAGATAAACCCTTAGCTCCAAGTGCAATAGCATATCTAATAGTTTTATGCAACACCTAGGGTTTTTATTGGTTACTCTGCTAATTTGCCTTTGTCCTAGTGGCCATTGGCTTTCAGGGCTTATGCCTATTTTGGCATGGCCATTGCATTTACAAGGTATCCCACAAAGGGGTAAGAGGAGCAGGAATGAGCAAACGCAAAATGCAAGCTTTCAATCAAGGCGGTCAAACCATGATCCCGGTATCCGAGGTGAAAGCCTGGGTACAGTCAGTGTTAGATGACCCAATCGAGTTTGTGAAGGAATCCACAGATAGTAATCTCAACCCTAAACAATTCCGTGAGCGGCTGGAAGCTCTGTTGAATCTCTAAACCCTAACCGGCCTCTCATTCCGGGGGGCCAATTCTCAGGAGAACACCATGTCAACCTATCAATACACTGAAACCCTAACCAAAGGACAACAGGCTAAGTTGAATATAATTCTAGTGGATCACCCTGAGGCAATAGTGGTACGCACTAACTCTGAATCATCCTGGGTAACTGCACACAAGCGGTTTGGGCAATGCCGGGTAATTGGTTACACCACGTATCATCATGCAACTGTGGCAACCTGGGCTCCCTGTGATCTGGAATATTTTAAAGAGGAAGCGGAGCGTATTATGGCCTCTGGTATTAAGTGGGTTACAAATAGGCAGTTGGTCTAAGGAGAACACCATGAAAACCGATAAAATGATTACCCAGGCACTAGGGTTAGGAATGACCGGGCCAATGATTATTAAGGCCCTGGCCAAAGCCTATGCAATTCCCCTCAGGGGCAAGGATCTTGGCCTAGGGGTATCCATTGAGATTGAGCAAGGCTGGCCCCTCAGCATTTACCCAGGCTGTAAGCACAGTTGCGAACCGGGCGGATCCCACGTTGTTTCCACCAATAGCACCCGGTCTATCACGTACCGGCCCCGGTATTCCGCTTCATCGGCTGAGGTGGTAGCCGCTCTAGTTGAGCTTGTCTGGCCCTGGGGCATCAGTAACCGGATGGGCCGTTAGATCGTCTAGCGGTTCCTGGGGCCGGGATTTCCGGTTGGGTTGTTCCGGCCCCTACTTTGAAAGGATTTTGCAATGGAAATTAAAGTTAATGAAAGCTCTTTTCTGGCTGAGGTTAAGGCCCTTGTGAACCTTAAGGCTTGTCGCACTAGGCTTAAGCATGAAGGCTGGATCCTAAGCCTACATGAGCTAGAAGATATCATGTATGCCAGACTGGATGCCGCTAAGGATACCTCTATTATCTCTGTACCCAGAAAGGATAGGTATAGAGCGGTAAGACAAGCTGGGCTATCTGTTGAATGTGCGATTATCGCAGAGCAAATGCTTAACGAAATTAATTAATTCCTTTTGGAAAGGGGAACCAATGAAAGACAAGCATCTAAATTTTGCCATCCTGATTCTTGGGACAATTACGGCTATCCTCTATTATTATGCAAAGAAGGGTTAACCATGAATCACAGACTGAAAATTAAGCCCAAGCTTTTCCGGCCTCAGCCCATGACAGAACAGGAACAGGCCGATTATTTGATCTATGCCGAATTGAGGGATCAGAATATTTCAACCTATACCTATTGCTATTCTGAGTACCAGGGTAAATTCAGATTCGTTGGTAACAGTATTGGTTTTGGTATTCCATATGCATTACAGTTCACAAATCCTCAAAAGATTGAAAGGAGTAGCAGCGTTGGTTATGCAATTCTGCCAAACGCTGACCCTAACGGCCTATACTCCCCATCATCGGCTGAGGGTACGTTTATTCTGCTGAAAAATCCCAATGGGGATGAGGTTAAGCCGGTCTACTTTGAACCGAGAATGACCGTAACACCATTTAAACTCCCTGCAAATATTGTTGCAGATTAAAAATAGAAATCCTCTTTGTATAGGAATACGTCTAATGCCGGTGGGGCCGGTGGACGAAAAAGAAATTAGAGGTTCTAACCCTCAAAAGAAACGCTAAGAACATTGATTGCCTTTTCAAAATCCCCCCGTTGATGCCTGGGTAGCCGCTTTAACAAGTGGGTAGCACACCAGAGGTTAGACAGACAACGGGGGCCTTTGAGGCATATTGCCATGCATCAATCTGAATATCTAGAAACACTTAAGCGAATAGAAACGCTTAAACTCCAAAATAATTCCTCAGACTTAAAGGAGTTGCTGGAATTAAATAGGGTGGTTTGGGAATATGAAAAATCCCTTGAAACCACTATTGGCCAAACTAGGGCAAGGAAAGCTCAGCCGGTAGAGCCAGGGGAAAGCTTTGAATCTCAGATTCATAGATTGTTTGGAGTCTAGCCATGTATCAATGGTCCTATTGTAAAGGTGGGATTCCAACCAACATAGATGGAATCAATCTAATTAAGTGGAACGCTTGGCCCCGAACTGTTACCGGGGATTGGGCAACGCTGGTTACAAGCCTATACCGGGTTAACGAGATACCCCATTTTTACCCAGATGGTAGCCCAATAGAGGCGCAACATGATGCAAAAATGTGTGCCCCTAGCATTTCTGGGGCAGTCTACCCAGAGGGGCAGAAACGGGGAAAGGAATTTATCCAGTCTATCAATCTGCTAATCATAGACGTTGATAACAAGGGTGAACCTGAAACCCAGCTAAACTGGGAAACGGCTATGCAGCTTGTCTCATACCTGCCATACCGACTAGTGCTATACACCACTTACAGCAACTCAGAGGAACGGAATAAGTTTAGGATTTTGCTACCACTAGCAAAGGGGGTAAAACCTGACCTTTGGCCGGAATACCTGGAATGGGCTATTGCCCAGTTGGGCTTAAGCCAATACCGGGAAGCCATGGATTTAGGCTGTATGCGAAAACCGGCCCAAGTGTATTTCATGCAAGGGGCTTGGGATCCAGAGGGTATTCAAATTCAGTGGAAAGATGGGGTTGATTTACCAGTTCCAGAGGAAACGGATTTGATGGTTATCCCGGTTCCGGACCTTCCGGGGGTGCCATTCAAACCCGGCTTGAGCGATACCGATTTCAGCCGGGTTAGATCCTACAATGTGGACTTAAATACACTGGATTTGATCGGGGTTTTAAGGCAATTAGGCATAACTATGTCAACAGAACAAACCATAGCCGGGGGAGTTAAGGTTAGGTGCCATTGCCCTTGGGCAAAAACCCATACCGGGGGCCGGGATGATGACGGATCCTATGTTATCCAGGTTGACGATAAGTGGCCGGTTTTCCGTTGCAGCCATAGTAATCATCAAGGGTTTGGCTTACTTGACGTACTAGATTTAGCCGGTCCTAGAATTGTTGCAATGCATGGTGACCCATACGTTAAACCAGCTAGACCATTTGTAGGAATTAAATCATTGAAACTAGGAGATTCAAATGAGTAGAGGAACAACACTAACACCAGAGGCCGAATTAGCCAGAATTCGCAACGGTATCAAGCAATCGTTGGAAATGACGGAAAAGCAGGCGCCCAGAGCGGCTGGGGGAAATCTGGTTACGATCATGGCTGAGGATCCAGATTTAGGGACTCAGCTAGCAGTAAATGATATGTCCCAATCTTTGAGCCTTTCTGGGGGTGAATTTGGGGAACCTCAAATTAGCAATATTCAGAAAATGCTATTGGTTTCATATGGTTTGAACTTTTCAAGAGGGGCTATCTCTGATGAGGCTAGGAGCCAGGGTGAGCGGCACAGATTCAACCCGGTTAAAGCGTATCTGGAATCACTCCCAACCTGGGATGGCACTAGCCGGATGCAATCAATTCTAGAGGATGTATTGCACGTTGAAGCAACCGTTTTGAATAAACTATATATATCAAAATGGCTCACAGCGGCCGTAAAGCGAATCATGGAGCCAGGGTGCAAGTTTGATAGTCTCCTAGTGCTAGTGGGGCCTCAGGGCCGCAGGAAAGGCATGTTCTATGAAACCCTTGGGGGGGATTTTTACGGTTCCCCTGATTTTGGAAGCCGGGGGGTTGGCGATAAGGATAGTAAGATGGGACTTTTCAAAAACTGGATTAACGAAATTCAAGAGGTTGATAAGCTTAATGGCAAGGTTGATGCTAGAGAATTGAAAACCCTACTCTCTACCAGAGAAGATCAGTTCCGGCCCCCCTATGGGCATAAGGTGGAAACCTACAAACGGCAATTTGTTCTAGCTGGATCAGCCAATGAACCAGAGGGTTTGCTTGTGGACCATACCGGAAACCGCAGATGGTGGATTATCGAAATTGGGGATCAACCCATAGATATTGAATTGCTGATTACAATCAAAGATCAACTTTGGGCTGAGGCTGTGGCCCTTAATAATTCCGGATACCAGATATGGCTAGATGAGGATCAACAATCGGCCCAATCGGAAGCTTCAGTGCAATTTGAAGCCTATGATCCTTATACAGATTTACTCTCAGCGGCAACAGCTAGGCTTGAGGGGGCCATTCATAGTGCATGGCACCGGGGGAATGTTAAGGGGTTGAGACTTCAAGAGATTTTCGATTGCATGGAATTACCCGAGCATCTAAGGGTTTCTGGCTCCGCCATGGCGGTAAGAGTGCTAGGGCCTCACTTGAGGAAGAATGGTTGGGGAAAGGAAAAACGGGGAACGGCTGGAACTAATCAGGCTTGGAGATGGTATCCGAGGAACTGGGATGAAATCGTAGCTCGCAAGGGCACTGGACCAATACCGGCTATGCCTTGGCTGGGGGGTAATGTGCAGGAATTGAGGGTGATTCCTGAGTAAACTAGTAAGAAGCTTATTCCGGCCCCCTACTTTGGGGGCCTTTTCAATGAGTGTTGTGTTTTTCAATATAAATTTGGTGTTGATATAATTAGGCTTACCTTTCTTACTAAATCACTCGGGATTATAAGAAATGCGGGTATTTTCCAAGGCCGGATGGCTGAAAGCTTAAAAATGGGGTTTTTTGGTATATTTCCGGCATGAAATCCAATACAGATCCAGTCAAATCCAATCAAGCCGGGTTGCTGAAACCTTAGTCTAGCTAGGTTAGATCCACTAAATCCACTAAATCCACTCATTTTTATAAAATAGATAGTAGTAGTAGTAGCTGGTGTACATATATAGAGGGAAGTTTACAAAAACCACTGGATCTAATGGATTTGTGGATTTGTCTATATATATCAACACTTACAAAATACTTGAACTGGATTTGACTGGATTTGACTGGATTTAGGGGTGTGCCCCCCGGCGTTGACCTTTTGGTTACTTTTAAAAACGGGGTTTTCCCCAAAACCGGGGAAAACTAAATGTATCCCTTTAGGTAGGGGTAAGGATATGTCATCAGACTACACAAGAGCAATTCAGTTTCAGCTACGGCAACTGGCTAAATTCCAAACCCTATCTGCCGAGAAACCGGCCTATGTCCAATCCACAACCTCAACAATGCTGGCCCTAGAGGCTCTAAGGATGATTGAAACCCTAGGGTACAAGCATCAACTCTTAGCAACCGTGAAGGAAATTAAACATGCCCAAGCCAGACAAGATTCACAGTTACCTTTGGACTAGCGATTATAGAAAGGCTCTGATTAAAAAAGGTTACCTCTATTATAGAATTGACTATAATATGATTAGGATCAGAGCCGATGAAAATCCAGGGTTTAGCCTTATTGAAATTTGAAATTGCCTTTAGGTAGGGAGACATACTTTCAGAATGACCACTTTATTTAACGCAGCCGATGTGCTGAGTATGGAGGCTGAGATACTGGCCATATTGCCCACGGCAAAGGCCATTAAGCATGTTTACTTTAAATCCAGTGTTGCTGATTACCTTTATTATCATTGGATGGTCAATAACTTTGATACCCGGATCTTTCAGTATTGCTTTCCACTAATTCAAGCGTTAATGCTCAAAAAGGTTAACCTTTTGATGAACCATAACCAGCGGGAGGTTTTCAATATACTTTGCCTGGATCTTATGGAATCCATGGATAAATATGATGTACTAAGAGGATCCACAATTTACAGCTATGCAACCCAAACCGTATCATATAGGATTTTGGATTTCAACAATGAAGCCAGAATCAGGAATGCCAGATTAGCCCAAGGGAAAACCGTATGGGAAACGGTACAGCTAGACTCAGAACATGATAAGCCAATGGAAATGATGGATTTTGCAAACCTGTGTGATTTCCTGGATTTTGTTAACAAGCTTAAGCGGATTGAAGGCCCAACAGCCAACCGGATAATTTCAAGCCTCTTGAATACCCTGAAAAACACCCCAGCCAAAGCAAGCCTTGGAAGAGCAACCCTAGAGCAGCTAATCACCACAGAAACCGGATTGCCCCCTTTGATAATCCAAAATTATTTAAACACCATTTGCAAACGCTATGTAAATGCTGATCTTCCCTGGGATTAAGAATTATCTTTTAGTGAGGATTATATGGGTATCTCAATCAAAATTAATAGAGAAGCAATCATGCAGGAGCTAATTGGGTTAGGCCAGGAAAAGCAAGGGCCTTTCATCCTAAGCCGTACGCTCAATCTATTAGCTAAAGAGATTCAATCCGCTGAAAGAATCCATGTCACTGATGCCACAAAGGTTAAACGTCCAGGCTGGATCAAGAATCAGATTAGGATTGATAGCGGTACATGGGCAACCAAGACAAGGTTAAAGGTAAAGATATACGTTACAGATCAAGCCTCATTCTTGGTGGATCTAGATGAAGGCAATGAACATATACCCATTGGTGGCAGACAATTCCTTGCTGTGCCATCAACCAAGGCATTTGGTTCAAAGGTAATAGGCAAAGATAACCCACTAAGGATAGTAAACCTGCACCTGAAAGAATCCCCTAATGGGCAACTTAAAGGGGATCTTAGAACCTTCACTGTTGGCCACAATGGAAAGAATAAACATCCTCTGATCCTTCAACGGGTATCGGCATTGAAAGCTAAACGCTCTAGAGGATCTATTGCTAGCATGGGTGCAAAGACTGGCCTTAGATTGCTCTATACCTTAGTGGCCCATACCTTTAGGCCCAAGAAGCTTAGATGGTATGACGTAGCCAATGCCACTGTTATACATGAGCAAGAGGGGATATGGACAAGTGTAATGATTGATGCACTTAGAACAGCAAGGGCCAAGGCTTAACGTTATGATAAAACCAAAGAGTTTAACAATAAAACCAACAGATATAAGGCCGGGTCCTCTTGGAAGATATTTTTTAAGAGGGTGCCGAATCGACCCTTCGCGTTTTGTACACAGTAGGTAAAAATTTGCCCACCACCTTCTAGAAAGTGAAAATTTATGGCTACCCGAGGTAGGCCCCCTAAACCAAAACCAGTGCCAGCACCCAAACCCCCGGCCCCCGTTTCGGAGGCCCTTAACCTGGACAAACTTAGCCAGAAAGATTTAGGAAAGATTCTGAATTTTTCCCCCCGGACTATTCGGGATTGGATTGTAGCTGCTCAAGAGACAGACAACCCATTCCCGAGCCACCTGGATAGCGGCAACACCCTTGTTTACCGGCTGGCTGAGGTTGTGGCTTGGTTGCGGGAGGATGCCGCTAGAAGGGCAACGGCAAGGCTTGAATCAAGCCCAGTGAATCAGGCTGAGGCCCAGCTTCGCAAGACAACGGCTGAGGCCACCTTGAAGGAAATCAGCATTGCCAGGGAGCAAGGCCGGTTGGTTGACCGTGAAGATATTGAAACCACCTGGAATGGTGCCCTATCCCGGTTTAAAAATGTCCTACTCAACGGTAAGGGTACCTTTGCTGATAAGGTAATGGCCCTAGAATCAGCGGATTTTATTTCTATCTCAGAGGTTTACAGCAATCTAATTCATGATGCCTTGGTGGAATTATCTGAATTGGTTGTGGATACAACCGATGATGAGGTAGAAACCGTTGAAGTTGATCTTCCGGGTAAACGCTAATGAAAGCCAGCCAACTTTTGCAACAGTGCCTAAGCACACTTAAGCCACCTAGAGAGTTGGCCCTATCAGATTGGTTTGAGGAAAATATTGTCTTAACATCAGGGGCCAAGAAAGGTAAATGGGATAGAACCTATGCAGCCTATCAGGCCGGTATCATGGATGCTATCTCTGATCCAAGGTACGAAAAGGTTGTGGTGTGCAAATCCGGCCAATCCGGTATTACCACCGTTGGCCTAGCCGGGTACATGCTCTATTCAATTTTCCATCGGCCTAGTGATATCTGCTATATTCGGCCCAGCATTTCAGACGCTAAGAATTTCTCAAAGATGGAACTGAAAAACCTGCTGGATGGTAACAAGAAATTCAGTAAATTTTTCAAAGACAATAAGGGCAAGGAAGGCAGCAACACCATCCAAATTAAGATTTTCCCTGGTGGTAGCCTCAGATTGCTTGGCTCTGGATCCGCTAACCAGATTGCCGGTTTCAGTGTCCAGGTAATGCTAATGGATGAGGTATCCAAGTTTGAGGCCCTTAAAGAAGGTAACGTTATTGATTTGGCGGATACCCGTACTAAAACCTGGGAAGGCCGGGGCCGGAAGATTGTCTATGTCTCAACCCCAGAGCTTGCCGGTAACCCTAATGATGTGTATGAGATATACAAAACCCATTCAAACATGGGGGAATTCCACGTACCCTGCCCTAAGTGTGGACTATTCCAGGTAATTCGGATGGGCAATGTTAAGTATTCCCATTGCTTACCGGCTCTAGATGATATCTATATTGAGTGCATTAACCCTGAGTGCAAAGCCCATATCAATGAAAAGCAACGGCTGATAGCCGTTAGAAAAGGTAAATGGGTTTTCACTAGGCCAGAGATTACAGATTTTGCCGGGTTCCAATTCTCAGATTTAATTTCACCCTTTGGCTGTGCCGCAGACGGAGGTGGGTTGAAATCTATTGTTAAGAAATGGATAGGCATAGGAACCGATAACCTAAAGCGCAAGAATTTCATCAATGAAACGCTAGGCGAGGCTTGGGAGGAAAGGCTAGAGAATAAAATCTCTGATGATATGCTTTATAATCGCAGAGAAAAATATGATGATTTAATCCCCTGGGGTGTGGGAATGCTCACCATGGGGGTAGACGTACAGGATAACCGTTTGGAATACAGCATTTGGGGTTGGGGCCTCAATGATGAAGCCTGGCTAATTGAGCATAAAATAATCATGGGTAGCCCAGGCTTAGATGAGGTTTGGGATGTATTAAATAAGGCTATTTATAAAACCTATCCCCATGCCAGCGGTATTCAGATTCCCCTAGATAGAGTCTGTATCGATACCGGGGGCCACTTCACCAGCAAGGTTTATGGCTATGTCCACAAGAAAGGGCCGGTTGTGGTACCCATCAAGGGTGCTGAGGCTGTGGGAACCCCCATGATCCCGGCCAAGGGGGTTAGATCCGGCCCCAGGAGCATTACCCGGTTTGATCTTGGCACCCTCACAATCAAGGATCAGATTTTCAGCTATTTACAAAATCCGAATGAAGGGCCTGGGTATATCCACTTTCCCGAGCATCCAGACGCAGACCATTCGGAAAATGATGTGGAATATTTTAAACAGCTAACGGCTGAGGTTCCGAGCTATCGCTATGTCTCTGGCCAGAAAACCAAATATTATCGGCAAATCAGGGATAGAAACGAAGCCTTGGATTGCATGGTCTATGCCTATGGTGGTTTTAAAATGGTCAACTTTAACAACCTGCTAGAGAAGCGGCTAGCTGGCCTTGAATATCAGCCCCCGGTTGAGCCAGAGGAACCCACCCCAGCACCGGAACAGCAACCGGAAGCACCCCAGCCACAGCCCCAGCCACAGCCCAAGGCACCCATACCAGCAATCCCTGCACCTAAAAGGGCACCTTATCAGCTACCAGCGTTGAAACCTTATAGATTCTAGAATTACTCTAAGAGGTTGAGACAATGATTGATAGGGATACTATTTTTCCAGTTTCACAGTTAACCCAAGGGGATACCTTTAATTGGGCTGTGGATTTATCTTCTGCTGGCTATACCCCGGATAGCTGGATCCTGAAATATACATTTAAGAAATATGGGGTGGATCCCTTTACTTTAACCTGTACAACACAGAATGGTATTTACCTTTTGAATGCCAGCCCCACGGTTACAGACGGTTACCCATACGGTAGGTTTGTTGTGGTGGCTGCTGTATTTAGCCTGGATGGCGAAAATAAATTCACGGTTGGCCAGACTGAATTAACTATTCAGCCAAATATGATAAGCAATCTTGACACTGATCCAAGATCCCATAATCAGCAAATGCTAGATAGCATTGATAAGGCTCTAGCCGCTTGCCTAACTGATGCCACCACGGAATATACAATAGGTGGAAAATCAGTAAAGATGAACAAAATTGAGCTTCAAAAAATGAGGCAGGTTTATGTTCAAAAGGTTAAGAAAGAAAATGGGCTTAAGACTGGAAATATGATTCAGTACGGCTTTGCACCTTTGCACAAGTGGGGTATGTAATATGTTCAAATTTGGAAATAAGAAGAAACAGGAATTGGAATTATTTGCCAAAATTGCTGAAAAGAATGCCGAGAAAAAAATTATCGGTAGATTAATGCAAAATTCTAAACTTTGGAATGCTGGTATGTTTGATGCCAGCAATAGTGATTGGATGGGAACCCTTCTCAGCCCAAATCAAGAGTTGAGGCAAAACCTTAAGGTACTCAAGCAAAGGGCCAGATATCTTTATCAAAATACACCTGTGGTTTTTTCAGCCGTAAGGAAGGCTCAACAGTTTGTAAAGCCTATCACCCTGGCCAGCAAGGTTACCACTAGCCGCAATGGCTTTAATATCAAGGCCAACAAAACGATTGAGGAATCTTGGGCCGATTTTTGCAAAATGGGAAACTTTGAGGTAAGCGGAAAATTTTCCCTTAACGATTGCATAGACCAAATGCTAATACAGCTATTCGTTGATGGTGAAATCCTGCTTAGAAAGGTTATGGGTAGGGGTAAGTATGGCTTTCAAATTCAATTACTTAATACGGATCAGCTAGTAATTGAAACTCACAACAGCCTATCCGGCCCTTATCAAATGTCTATTGAATATGATGAATTTGATAAGCCAACTAAGTATTTTATCCTAAATAAATTACCCACTGAGGGTGGATCAATGGGTACCGGGGCAACCGGGGCAACCCCCATACCCTTTGCTCCAGAGGAAATCATTCACGCATACCTGCCCCATGCTGTGAAAGCTGGCCGGGGGGTGCCCCTCATTGCGGCATCCATGAGCAAGATAGAGGCTCTGGATTCCTATGATAATGCCGTTGCTGTGGCCGCTAAGATGGCTGCTTGTACTAGCGTTACCTATGAGCAGCTTGGGCTGGATGATGAACCCTATGAGGGTGCCGCAGCCCAAGGGCCAGCCATGTTGCCGGGGGTTTCCCAGACTGGCTTAACACCTGGGATGGCTGAGGCCCTACCACCTGGGGTGAAAAAGGTTTTGCTTACCCCTAATCAGCCAACGCAAAGTTATTCCGAGTACACCAAGAGCGGCAAGAAAGATATTTCAACTGGTATCGGTTGGAGCTATAACACCCTCTATTCCGATATTGAGGATCCTAGCTTTTCCGGCATGAAATCAGCCCATACCCAGGATAGAACCTTTATTGGTGAGATTCAGCGGTTCCTAGTTGAAAAGGTTCTAGACGTTATCTTTTCTGATTTCATTGATAATGCCTGTGCCCTAGGAAAGATCAAGCTACCGGCTGGGCCGGATGGCTATGAGAGCTATAAGGCCCATGCCTTTGTAGGGGCCGGTTATCCATTTATTGATCGTCTTAAGGATACACAGGCAGATATAGCTGATCTAGATGCCGGTTTATCCACCTTCTCCGATATTTTAGCGGCTAGAGGCAAAGACTTTGAGGAACACTGCCAAACGCGACAAAAAGATAATCTGATTTTGGAACAGTACGGATTATCCATTACAAATCAAATTCCCACAAATAACCCAGCCATGGGTAAGCCAGGGGCAACCCCCAATACTGATGAAATGGTGGAAACAGAGGGTAAGCCAAGCCCCAAGGAACCTTTGGAAAAATAACTATTAAGAATTACTTTCAAGAGGGTTAATTATGAAGATTAATAGGAATCAGATACGCAGCATGGCCCTAGATGCCCCAGTCTTTAATGAGGATGGCACCTATGATATTACCTTTTCCTCTGAAAAAGGGGGCAACCGGCCCTATGGGTATGAGGTAGTAAAGCATGATCCCGGTTGCATCAATCTTAGTGATACAGGAAATGGCCTAAGCCTACTTTTCAACCATGATATGAATAAGCTGATTGGTAAGGCTGAAAATATCAGGATTGATCCTATCGATAAGAAAGGCCATGCCACCATCAGGTTTTTTTCTGATCCAGAATCACAGGCCATAGCAACCAAGGTTAAGGAGGGTGCCGGGTTCATTTCCTATCGTTACAGCATTGATGATTTTGAAATTCAGAAAGGGGAAACCAAGGAAGATCAACCAACCGTATTCATTACCAAATCCACCCCCAAAGAAATCTCTATCGTATCAGTACCCTTTGATTTCTCTGTTGGCATAAACAGAGCAGACGAATTAGAGGAAACCCTAGACGTTGAAATAGAGGCAAAGGAAGAAATCCCAGAGCCGGTTATTGAGCCTATCAAAACTGAAATTATTGATAATACAGAATTACCAATTAGTGAGGATAAATCCTTAACTTCATCCCAGACAATTTTCGTACAGGAGACTAAGAAAATGTCTACTAATGACCGTAACGAAATCCTTGCCCTTTCCGCCTATGCGGAAAAGCTTGGTGTAACCAAAGAATTCATGGAGCTTTCGGCAACCGATAAGCCTATGGATGAAATCCGCTCTGCTCTAGTTGACGTAATTAACGCAAAGCAGGTGCCTGTTTCAACCGCTAACGTGGAAGATTCCAAGGAAGTAGCCAAGAGCTTTTCCATTGGCCGCGCTATTGCGGCTGAGATGAGCAAGGATTGGAGCAAGGCCGGTTTTGAAGCCGACGTACAGCGGCAATGGGCAAATAAACAGCCCAACTATTCCGGTGGCTTGATTATCCCCCACGAAGCGCTTCGTGCTGGATCCGCAATGAACACCCAGACTGCGGGCCAGGGTAAGGAATTTGTTTACACCCAGTATGCCGGGTTTGTGGAAATGCTGAGGCCAGCTTGCTTGGCCGTAGCGAATGGTGCCCATGTTGTTGGTGGCCTAACCATGAATTACAGCTATGTCCAGGAAACAGCGGCACCCGCTACTTACTGGATTGGTGAAAACAGCGGAACTGATGTAACCCCTGTTTTGGATACCTTACAGAATAAGGTTCTATCTCCTAAACAGCTAATGGCCCAGATTCAGTTTACCCGTACCCAGATGGCTCAAAGCCCCGTTGCTTTTGACCAATTTGTAGCGGCTAGACTAATCCGTGAATTCGGTATTGCTATTGATGCAGCCGCTTTCGGTTCCTATGTCTCTGGTGGTGTGCTAGGTGCCCTTGCCAATGCTCCCTCTGGTGGCATCCTGCTTGATGGCTCAGTTCCTACCATTGCCGTTGGAAACGGAACCTCACCAAACAACAACATATCAACCCATGTTGCCAGTGTTCTAGCACTCAAAACCCAGCTAAACAGCAACAACGCTCTTAACGGGTTCAATCCTGTATTCATTACAACCCCTGGTATTCAGGGTGTGCTTGAATCCACAGTGCCCCCCGGCCTCACCTATGCCAGTGCCCCTTACTGGCATGATGGTAGCCTCTCTGGTTACAAGGCTGTGTCTACCGCTAACCTGCCTTCCACCATTGCTAAGGGTGCCTCTGGCAACATCTGCCATGCCATGATCTTTGGCGATATGTCACAGGAAACAATCGGGGTCTTTGGTGATATCGTCCTAACCCTTGATCCCTACACCCTTCTTGGCCAGGGTGCCGTTAGAGTTGTTGCCAATCAGCTTCTTGATGTTGGTCTAATTCGGCCTACCGCTTTTGCAAAGATTGTTGACGCAGTAGCTCTGTAAGTAGTAAGCAACTTAAAAGGGCCACCATCTAAACCGGTGGTGGCCCTTTTGGTAAAGGTGGCCAATGTCTTTTAACGATATGGTTAACTCAAATTCACCCTTTTTATATAATCACGCTGGAGATATGGTTGAATACAACGGCTTTCAGTCTAAAGGCCATTTGTTCTATGAACCAACCGAAACACTCCAAATGAACAGTAAGCAATATGCTGTGAATGACAATACCTTAACCCTTACATTGGCTACCGGATCCATTGGAACCATTACAAACAACACAGGAATTAAGGTTAAAGGTATCAAATATCAAATCAATAAGTATTTACCTCTATCTGATGGAAATGATACAAAACTTTGGCTATCTGAGGTGCATTAGTGTTTACCAATTGCCAAGCAATCCTGAATCAGATTCAATCGGATCTTCAGGCAGCTATTCCGGCAATACCTGTATTCATTGATGAACCCTTGAACCTTGTTTATGCGGATCTTCCTAACATTGCCCTTTACCCTGTAAGGGAAGATTTTGTATATGATGAAAGCTTTCAATCAGAGGATAAAAAACGGCTAATTATTCGGGTTGAGTTACGAATGGCTGGAGGCCCAGCATCCAGCCTATGCAGCCCGATCATCAACACCATAGCCGCAGCCATCAGAGCGGATCGAACCTTAGCCGGGATGGCTATGTATGTGGAATTACAGGGTGTTGAGTGGGCTAACGATACGGTTTCACAAGGAAAAGTTTGTGGGGCTTCCCTTGATATCCAGGTAGACAACCTGGTTTCCTAGAGGTTTTAATGAAAATTATTTCAACACTTACAAACTGGCTGGTTGAGGGTGTATGGCTTCCCCTTAATACGGAATTAGAGGTACTAGAATCTGAGGCCGGTATTTATCTAAAGCTAGAAGGCGTACAACTAGCCACTGAGGCTAAATCAACCGAAACAGAATTACCTATTAGTGAGGTATAAATCATGGCAGTTCTAGGAACCCTAAACCAATCCAAGAGAATTTCAGGCCCAGGCCAAGTTTACCTAGTGGCTTATCCCACTGGTGGCTATACAGGTGGTACCGATGCTTTAAAGGTTACCGCTCTTAAGGCTCTATTTTTCTCAGATTCCGCTACTGATGCTTGCCGGGTACTCATTCCTAGCATCTATTCTGATATTGATGCCAGCGGTATTGAGGTTAAGCTGAAACAGGGTAGCGTTGAATTTGATCCTAATGCCGGATCCAAATACAAAACCTCTAATGCACCTTCTGAGGTTACCGTTACCTGGGCCTATAAGGATCTTGATGCAAATAAGATTATTGACGCTTTCTCCGCCGTTGCTGGGGATACTTTCACCACTGCGGCTGCGGCTGGTGTGGCTGGCCGCAAAACCGTCATTCTTGGTAGACAGTCTGCCCCTCTGTATTGTGCAATCCTAATCCGCTATCCCTCAGAAATTGTTAGTGCCGGGGGTGTGGCTGAATTCCGTAATATCTATATCCCCTATGCGACCGTTACCCCTGATTGGACTATCAAAATCGACAAGAAATCAGTTAGCGTCTGTAAGGTTGCCGCAACCGGTATCTGTGATTGGAGCCTAGTTGGTACCGCCGCAATGCCCCCAGTTGCCCTAGCTGATGACGTTACAACCGCTGGCAGCTAGTAGCTAGCCGCAACACCCCAGCCCCCCAGCCTTGTAAACTGGGGGGTTTCTATTTACAACCATCAAAAATATTGAGAATTACCTTTATATAGGAGGCTCAATATATGAGCGAAATTTTTAACCTTTTGAAACTTGAATTAGCTTCACCCCTTATGGATGCCATGGAAAAGAAAGATCCAAAGGCAATTGTAAGCCTAGCCGCTCTGGCTCTAGCTGATAATCAAAGCCTTAAGCTTTATCAAGCTGGCAATACAGATGCCCTAAAGGTTTTCACAGATCAGGTTTATGAAAAACCCTATGAAGAGGTGGCCGCTCTGTTGCAGGGTTTTATTTCAGCATCAAGGAGATTTACTCTCATTCTGAGTGGCTGCAAGCCAGAGGAGGCAAATCAGATAATGATAGCGGCACAGAAGAGCTTTCGGGCCAAAATGGATTTACCATCGCAAGAAGAATAGCCTTAACGGCTGGTGGCTTTAATCAGGCTCTTGAATTGCCAGCGGTTGAGGCCCTAAGAATCCTGGAGGATGTACTTAAGCAAGCTGAAATTGATGCCTTTAAACATCAACAATTACTTTATTGCTCTAGCTTACCACTTTATCAAAATGCAACGGAATTACCAGAGGCCCCACAACCCCCAGATTGGTTGTTGGAAATGATTGAGGAATAACCATGGGTACCACTAAGCTAGAGTTGGAATTAACTGGTGAGGAATCAGGCTTAATAGCCTCACTAGAGCGTAGCATGGCCGGGATTAATTCCTTTGCCAAGGATGGCTCTAAGGCTATCGAAGGCATGGGGGGATCATTTGCACAGCTTACCAATTCCTTTGGTGCCATCAAAGAAGCCATAGCTGGGCTAGCTATTTTTGAATTCATGAAATCCAGCGTTGATGCCGCTGTGGAACTAGGGGCCGAGGTTAGACGGTTAAGCTCATTTTTCCAGATTGGATCCGAAAAAGCTGGAGAACTAGCGGAAGCTTTAAAGCGTATGGGTTCATCCCCTGATGAATTCATTACCATGGCCGCTAAGATGGATAAGCAACTTTTAAAGAATAGTGAAAGCTTTCAAAAGTATGGCATTGAAACCAAAACCATTGGTGAGGATGGAAAGATTCAATGGAAATCACAGGTTGATATTCTTACCGAGGTGGGAGCCAAGCTAAATAGCATTGAGGGTGATACGGCTAGGACCATTGCCGCTCAAGAGCTTTTAGGTAAAGGTGGTGCTGAGGCTGCACTTTATTTACAGAAACTAGCGGCAGCAGCCCAAGCATCCAAGGAAAATCTAGCCGCTATGGGTGTGGCTATTGATTATGATTCCCTGAAAACCCAATCAAAAGAATATGCCAAAACCCAGGCCGATATTAGCCAGGGTTTCAACGTCATGAAAATTATTGTTGGCCAGGAGCTATTACCATCCTTGATGGGCCTATTTAGTTTCTTTTCAACCCTCATGATTCCCGCAGCCCATGCCCTATCATTTGCCATCAAGGGATTAACCACAGGATTCTTCACCCTCAAATATATCATTGAGGATGCAATGGCCTATGTATCTGATCTTGTGCTAAAGAGCGTTAATTCTTTGGCCGGGGTTGGGAATATCGTTACAGCTATCCTCAATGGTGATTTTGGCAAGGCCAAGCAAATTTTCCTGCAAACCAGTGCAGAGCATATCAGGATAGATAACGAAACCAAGCAGGTTCTAATTAATAATGAGGATGATTATAACAATAAGCTTATTTCAATCTGGGGAGATGGGATTGAAAAGAAGAGAACCATTGAAAAAGATGGTACCACTGGGGGTAAGGTAACCGGCTCTAATGCTGAACGGGCCAAGGAAGCCAGCGTATTGAAATCCCTCCAGGCTGAAATGAATGCCCTTGATAAAGAGGATCTAACCTATCTGGATGCCTCAACCATTGCTCTTAAGGGACAGAAACAGCTAGACGAAGCCGATTTAAAGCTAAAGCAGGATCTAGGTAAGATTGATAGCATTTTGGCTGAGGATAAAACACCGGCAACAATTGCCGCAGCCAATCAAGCCAAAATGTCTGCCCTTATTGCGAATGATGACAAGGTAACCGCCATTCACAGAGAGGCTGCTGCGGCTAGAGCTAAGCTTTCCCTAGAGATAGCCAAGGTTGAGGAGGCTGGGGAAAGGGCACACCTGGGGGCCATGGAATCAGCCAAGCTGGATAATATCCAGAGGTTACGCTCCCTAGGCATTATTTCTGGTGAAGATGCTATTCAATTGGAAATGGCTATTCATGAGAAACAGCATAATGAGCAGATGGTTTCCTATGCTAGAGAGTTGGA